GATGTATATCCAGTTATTTTAACTTGAGATCCATCTATTTTTAAATAATGACCAACATAGTTTGCGTCAAATACTGCAACACTAGATGTAACAATTCTTCCAGTTCCTGTAGCTGCTGTATTTATACTTACTGTAGTTGATGCTAATTCATATTTATAAAATGGAGCATGAGTTTTATAAGCTCCAGATACTACAACATCTTCATCAGTTGCAAATTCAAATGTATTAACTGTAAATGTTGTTGCTGAAGTTCTAAAAATTTTTCTTATTGGATTGTTTCTATGACAAATATAAACTGTATCACCAAACTGAGCATAGTTTAATTCAAACAATTGAGCTGTAGTCCAATTACAATTAGTTGTAATATTAGACTGAATAACAGCACCGTCAATTCCGTAAACATCTAATCTATTATTAGAAAAAGCAAGTATAGCTAATTCATCTTCAGAAAATACAAATGGAATAATTCTTGTTTCACCAACTAAGCTTTGTTTGTAAACTAAGCCAGGTCTTCTCATTATTCCACCTTCAGCTAATAAAGCAAAATTACGACATTGTTTTGCTCCTTCGTAATATGCTTTAGAATCTGTTCTTGTGGCTAATAAAGGATTAATTTCACCAGCAGAAAAATTTGTTTGTGTCTGTCTTAAAACTTTTGCCATTTATCATTGACTACTTCTAGTTGACTGTCTTAGGTTAATGTATCGGCTTGTATCAAGTTTTTTGTTTGTTGCTTCAGTAGCATCTATATGTTTTGCTCTTAGATATTGTCTTTCAGCAAGTTCAGCAAATTGTGATATTAAACTTGCATCTCTAGCTACAGAACCAGCAAACAAAGAAGCTAAATTATATTCTAATGCTAATTTAAAATATGGTGGAAAATATTGTTCATCAACTTTGTAAATATAATCCATAATTAAATTACTATTAGATCCATAATTATCTACATAAATATAATTTCTATATCTATCATAAGGAATAACATAATCGTTAACAGTTATTGTAACTATTTGTAATACAGCAGGATCTGTTGGCATTTGATATGCATAATCAAATTTGCCTGCTGGTTGACTAGCAAGTAATGAAAGTTGTTTTTGGGTAGTTGCAAAATTCCATCTGTGTCTTGTAAGTGCAGCTTCTAGTACATCGTCATAAATATTAGATGCAACTAATGCTTCTGTGCTGCCATCAGAAAATGAAGAAATTGGTTGTGCTCCTATTAATATTAATGCTCTTGCACAAATGTCTATATTAGTAGTTGCCATAAATTATTTAGTATGAGGGCAAGTTTCCTTGCCCTCAAGGTCTTATTTATTATGCAAGTGCTACAGTTGTTACTGTTGTTGCACCAGTAGCTGATGTTACTGATAGCACGTCTGCTGCTATAGTTCCACCAATACCAGATGTAACAATAATAATGTCGCCTTGCTTAAGATTTGCGTATGCTGAATTGAAATATCCAGAAGCTACAATTGTACCAATTGCATCTCCGTCTATATAAAAGAATATAGAATTACCACCAGCTTCAGCAATCTTTTTGATTGGATTGTCATTTGCGTATGCCATAAATTATATTCTCCTTATTCTGCACATTTTTGAACTCTTAATCCAGTGTCATCAATTAATACTGAACCTAATGAAAGGTGCGAAGTAATTAAGTGAGAAACTTTTTCTGGAATGTAGTTCACTTCGGTTTTAACGTCTGATCCCACACCTAAACCAACAGATGATTTATGGAATGCTAGAGTATATCTATCACCACCACTTGCTGTTAATCCAGAATGAACAAACCATAGGAAACCTAACCATCTTTTAGCAGTCATACCGCCAGCAAATGGTAATTCGTTTTGTCCTACGTATTCAACTCGTGTGAATTGATCAATACCTAATAGATCAGACCATTGTTTAGGCCCTACTACCCAGTATCTTTGACCATCATCAGGCACATCATTGCCATTAAATGTTTCCATCATGTTTTTAGCTTTTACTAAAGACATAGCAGTAGATGCATCTGAGTTTACGTTATTTGCGAAAGCAGTACCTGCATCCATCACATCTCTTATCACTTCGTCAGTTTTTCTACCAAGTGCGTAAGCTGCTGATTGAGCAATTACTTGTCTTTCGTCAATGTTAGTTTTTAATTCGTCTAGCTTGTCAACGAAATCCGCTGCATAGTAATCATTTAAAGTAGCAGACACGTTAGTGTGCGACAGATCCATAGCAACTACTTCAGCATGTCTTGCTTTAGTGTTTGCAGTACCTTTAGCTACTTTTTGAAACTTAACAGTATTTCCTTGAACACCAGACACGTTTCTTACAATGTTTTTAAGTTTAGATCCCATTCTTTGATAAGCCATGTGAACTTCACTTTCAAACTGCGTAATAAACGCATTTGTTATAGATGTTGCCATTTACAACTCCTTGTGTTTAAAGTTTAAGTTTAAAGTCCGATTGTCTATTGAAAGGAATCAAGTTATCCAATAAGGGCCTGCCTATCTTTCTTTAGGTCGCAATTTGAGATTGATATTATTTTATATGTAAATTCAACGCACATTACATCCATATTTTGGGGATAGTAATTACTTCGCCAAATTCTAATTTGCCTTTATCATCATAAGAATACGTTCCAAATAAAGTAATAGATTTATCATCTTCTTTATAAATCCACATTTGACCTGTAGTAGCTTCAGCTGGTTTTTGATTGTCCATATCTGTTTCAGAAAGCCATCCTGTGTCTGAAACAGCATCAAACCATACTAAATCTTTTTTAAGTTTTTTATACTTAAATGGTTGTTTATTTTTTATTTTGGTACGCTTTCTCATATAGCTCCGTTATTCTTTTTACATAGTTAGGATCTCTTTTAGATGAATCCCAATATCTAGGATCATTCATCATTGATTTAAGATCATCAATATTTGGAGCCGCATCTACCATTGTAGGTGTAGTTGGAATTGGACTATTTTGTGTTAATTTCATTAACTCCTCAATAGCTTCAACTCCTTCTGCCGTAGATGCTATACTTGAAATAGTTTTATAAGTTTCTGGTGAAAGATTTTTTTTAGACCATAACTCAGCAGCTTCTACTCTTTCTTTTGCACTATCTCCTAATTTTTGCATTTCTTCTGTAGGATCTGGTAAAGCTGCAATTGCATTTTGAACAAACATATTTACACCTTGATCAAATTGTTCTTGATTTAATCCAGCTTGTTTTGCAGTTTCTTTCCACCATTGTACTATTGGCATATCATCCGATACATCAATTGATACATTTTCTGGAAGATCTTTTAATTCTATTTTATAATCTTCTGGTGTTGCTGCTAATCTTTCTTTTTCTATATCTTCTCTAACTTGTTTAGATAACTCATCTGTTCTAGATCCTAGTTTTTTTTCTAATGCATTATAACTAGATGCTAATGCTTCTAAGTTAGGTTCATTTCTATCTGCATCCCAAAATTTATCTTGTATATAATCTGGTTTGTTAACTTGAGATGTATTTTCATTTTGTGTTGCTACTTCTGGAACTACATTTGTAGTTGTGTCTAGTGTTTCATTACTCATTGTTTTTTCCTTTTTCTATTCTTGTTTTAATAATACCAACTAGGAATCTCATTCCTTCTAAATGCCACAGTGCATTAGATTCCATATTTGGGCCAGCTACCATGTCTTGGGTAATAGAGGTAAGATATTTTAATACATCTTGTCCAGCTTTGTTTGCAAATATAGCTGAAAAATTTGCATTAATAGATTTCTCTAATTCAGAACTTCTAATATAACCGTCAATGCTAACTTTGTTTGGTTGCTTAGGTTGTTTTAGTTTATCCCATGCCATTGTCATTGCCTGATGCTTGTGGGGCTTGTTGCATCTGTTTTACTTGTTCAACGAGGGCTTGTTGCTCACTTTCATCTCTAATGAGCTTTTCAGGTAAATTCATTTTTTCAGCAATATATCTTGCAGTTTCATTTTGATTTATAATTAAGTTTATCATTTGTGGGCCAAATGTACCAGCTATAATTTGATTAAATCTATTAACATCTGCAACATCTTGTAAATGCTGTGCTTTAGCTAAAGGAGATCTAGCTACAACTTTCACTTCTCTACCATTAATTTTAGGTATATCAATTCTACCTTGTTTAGATAAAATTCTAATAATTCTTCTAAGCAATGGATAAATTAATTCAGACTGTAATCTTCCAAATGAAGAGCCAATTTGTCTAGATAAATCAGCCATTCTTTCAGAAACCTCTGTTGCAGTCATAGGAGTACCTTCTGGTCTTCCTAATGTTTCCATGTATAAAGCTTTTTTAATATTTGCTCTCATGTCATTTAAGACTAATTGAGCAACATCAAAATTACCTGCACCACTAATTGGCTGTAATCCTCTTGATCCAGGAGCAACTGGTATTAATGATCCTGGCACTAATGAAATGTTTTCAGGATTAATTACTCCATCATCTTCAAAAGTATAAACACCACTTATGTTCATTTGTGCATTTTCTAAAATAAGTTCTATAGTAAGATTGCAAGTTTTAATTGCTGAAATAGCATTAAAGACTGG